TCTCCGGCGGTCATTTTGGCGGCGCCCCGTGGGGGTCACCCCCCTGGGGTGGGGGGTGCCTTCGGGGGCGGTCAGCGGCGGTGGCCTCGGTGCTTGGTGGCCTTGCCGCCGGCGCTGCGGTTGCAGGCTGCGTGTTCGGGGCCGGTCCATGTGGTGCGGTCGTCTGTGTGGCCGAGGTCCCATGGTGTGCCGGCGAGGATGGGCTTGCCGCATCGTGCGCAGCGGACGGAGCCTGTTGCGACGTGTGGTGCCCATTGCTTGCGGAGTGCGTCGTGTGTGGCGTCGTAGCCGCGCTGTGTCCTGCTGCCTCGTGCTTGCTCGTGTTGTGTGGCGTGGGTGGGGCAGCGGCGTTGGCCTGGTGGTAGTAGCTCGGGGCAGCCTGCTGTGGGGCAGGGCTTACGCGGTGCGCTCGGCATCGTCAGAGCCAGAGCACAGCAGCTGTGTTGATGAGCAGGTGCAGCGTGTTGTCCGCGATGATCATCAGCCACACAGACAGCCAGACTGGTGTGTCCGATGGGTAGCCCGTGGCCTTGGCGTCTGACCAGATGGGACGGTGGCTCTTGGGTCCGACTTGGTTCTTGAGCCAGACGACATGCTTGGCCAGGCGCCACCTGTCAATGACCACGTGTGTGCCAGCTATGACAAGCAGCGCCATAACTGACTGGGTGATGAGGGCGTAGGGCAGGGTGTACGTGATGCCGTGCGCGATGGCAGGCCACCAACGCTTGGTCTTCTCGGTGGCCATCCAGTGGGACTGGATGAGGTAGTCGCCAGCGAGATGTGCCAGCAGGATCCATAATCCGAGCATGCTGTCCGCCTTCGCTGATGTGGGTGGGTGGGGGCGTGCGCCCGCAGGATGGGCGTGGCAGGTAAGTGTTGCCCGTCCTTCGTTGGGTTAGCGCCTGACGTTGACGGGCGCACGCTTGGTCCCTCGTCTCCCGACGATGTCCACCTATACAGGTGGGACCGTGTTGGTCCCGAGGACCCGGCAGGATTCGAACCTGCGACTTCACCGTCATGGGGATACGGTGCGCTCTGGCCACTGAGCTACGGACCCAGATGCAGCAACCCTCGATCTGCTGGGGGATGATCGAGGGTTGCTGCTGCCTGCCGCTCATGTTCGGCTGGCTATTCAGTTGTGTGGTCTGCCCTGATTTTGGCAAGGCTCGGCGTGCTTCTAAGTGTACACCTGTGGATAACTGGATATGTCGTGTGACTAACTTGCGTGTCGCATTGGCGTAGTGGCGTGGTCGATCTGTTTGGCTAGCCATTCCCATTCGTGCTGTGGCCAGATGGGCAGGTTGCGGTGCCAGCTTCCGCAGCCTGCCTGGTCTGGTTCGCAGACGCCGGACTCGCAGCGGATGACGGGCTGGGTGCTGTGCTCGGGCCCGATGGTCCTGACGTACAGGGTGCGTTGGTTGCACCATGGGCAGTCTGCCTTGAGGAGCTGGCCGTCGCTGATCTCGCTGAAGTGGTGGGCGAGGCTGGCCCGGAGTTTGGATGCCTCCTCGTCGATGTCCATGACGATGTCGGGGTCGGTGTCGTCGAGGTGGTTGCGGATGTAGTTGATGAGCAGGAGCGGGTCGTCGTAGCGGTGGGTTGCGGTGCGGATGAGCATGGCGTGGTGGCCGAGGTGGGTGGCGACGCGGCGCGCGAGCTTGGCCATGGTCTTGGTCAGGTCGATGGCCTTGTCGAGGGTGTCGAGGTGGATGGGTGCCGGTGACTCGCCGAGGGTGAAGGCGCCGCGTTCCAGTTTCTCGATGCGGGCCTCGGCGTCGAGCCGGGACCGTTGCTCCTCGGTGAGGGTGGGTTCGCGCCAGGGGCGGGCTGTGCCGCGGTGGAGTGCGGCGCGTAGGTCTGACCAGCGGGCGTAGATCCAGTCGAGGTTCTCTTCAACGGGGGTGGCCATACCTACTGCTCCTTCCTGTAGTCGCGCCACAGTTTGCTGACTGCATCCAAAGTGGCAGGGTCCCGCTTTCCTGCAGGAATGGTCTGCAGGAGCCGGTTGGCTTCGTCGCGTGGGCTCGTCTTCCTATCCGGACCTTGCCAGCCGCGGTACTTCCCACATGTCGCGCAGCGACCGTAGGGGTCACCTGACAGCCCCGATTCCCAGGGGCCGCCCTCGTGAAGCTCACAGGCGCACTGGCGGTGCGCGGAAGCGATAGAGGAACAGTCAGAGTGGAAGAGCCCCCGTTCGCCTTTCCACCATGGCGATTTCTCGTTGTCCCATTGCAGCGAGTGATTTACCAGGTCACCCTTGTGGCTCCGGCCGTGGCACCACTCGCAGCGGGTCAACGCCCAGCGGCGGAGGTGCTGGAGCGGGTGGATCTGGAGCTTCCAGTGATGCACGTGCCACTGCCAATGGCCGGAGTAGGGGCAATCCTCGTTTGAGTCGTAGCCGGAGGGGTCTACGTGCCAGATGGTAATGAGTCCGGGCCAGTACCATTCCTGCTTGCCGATGTACCAGAACGCGGTGAACCCGATTTTGAACGGCTTCGGCTTGTAGGCCTTGCGGATCTGTGGCCATGGGCGGCGGATCTCGAACGCTACGGTCTGCGGGTCATGCATTGAGGAGCTCCTTGGTGGTTTCGTAGTGGTCTCGGGTGCCGGTGAGGAGTGCGACGAGTTCGCCGAGGGTGAGGGTGACCCATTGGTCTTCGGGCCGGCCTTTGCCGACGCGTTTGTGGACGATGATCCCGGCGAGGGCGTCGTCGTTCCCTCGCTCTACTTCGGCTTCGGTGGCCCAGCCGCCGAGGGCGATCTTGGCGGTGTTCTTGCATTCGATGATTACGCGGTGGCCCATGTGGCGGAGGCCTGCGATGTCGCCGCGGTCTTTGGTGCCGTTTTTGACGCGGCGGTCGATGCGGTCGTCGACGTGGGTGGCGAGGTAGTCGGCGACGGAGCGTTCGAACGCGGTGCCGGCCTTTTTGGCGCTGGCGCGGTTCCTGGTCACTGGGTCTCCTTGGGATTGTGGCAGGTGCATGGGCATGGCATGGGCTCGTCGTGGCGGAAGTCCCATCCGTCACCGGAACAGGACGCGTGCTTGCCGTCGCGGCAGTCGGGGTTCATGCGCAGTCACCGCATCCGCCGCCTTCGCAGGTGGCGCAGTTCGGATAGGTGGGGATGCGCCGGAGCTGGTCCTGCTCCTCATCCCGGTAGGGATTGGGCGCGGTCAGTGGCAGGTTGGGCTCGTCGCTCATGTGCCGCATGGCCCTGGACTTGCCTGATGCGAATCCGCGGTCCCATGCTTCGGCTTGTAGCTCCTTGAGCAGCTCGGCGCGGATAGCCTCGCGGGTACTGAGGCTTTCGCCGTCGAACAGGTGGCCGGCCAGAGCTTTGCGAAGCCGACGCACTTCGCCGACCAGCGCGGGCGCGTCATCGTGGGCGAGCTTGTCGGCCTTGGCCATGCCGAAGTTGTAGGTGCGGCAGTAGTTGATGCGCTCTTCGATCTGGTCGAGCTTGTCAGAAATCTGGTTCATGGTTGGTTGTCTCCTTGGTTGCTGGTCGTTGGATGAAGCCTGGGAAGCGTGCGCCGCATAGGTGGGCGGGGATGATGGTTTTGCCGTGGTGGTTGGGTGGTCGTGGGCCGTACTTGTGGGCGGCGTCGCGGTCGCTGAGTTCGTAGCTGGTGCCGCGGGGCTTGAGGGCGTAGGTGGGCCGGCCGGTGATGATGCACGCGAGCTCCTGCTGCTCGGAGAGTGGTGTGGGGTCTGCGGTGACCATGCCGGCGCAGAGGTCTGCGTCCATGCCGTGGAGGGTGAGCTGGTCGCAGCTGCTGCAGCGTTGCCAGCGTGCGGCGCGGAATCCACCGGTCTTTGCTTCGAGGAGCTGTTTGAGCCACTCGTCCTGCCCTGGCTTCTTGGCCTGCTTGGGTGCTTTGAAGAGTGCCGGCTGGTGGGTCATTTTCGGACCCCCGCCAGGGCGAGTGACGTTAGGGACACAACTTTTGATAAGTCCAACCGTGGGTGCGTGCGCCCGCAGTGGAGCTGATAAGTCTGAAGTCGTGTCTTAATGTCACTGGTAAGCCTGCTGATGACATTAGGGACATAAGTTTCGTCGCTTGTCCTACGCGTGCGCGCACGTAGGCTATCCGACGAAAGTTGTGTCCCTAATGTCACTCCCCCGGAATGGCGCGGCGAATTTGATGTCACTAACCGGGGCGTGGCACCTCCAGCAAGTGACACTAGTTGCGTATTATCTGCAACATGACTAACTTGCATTGCCCCAACTGTGATCACCTGATCGGCTCCCTGAAGCCAGCTGAAATGCCCCAGGACCGGACGGCGCGTGACGCCGCAACGTGGGCGCTGGCGGTCGGCTGGGAGGGCTGGCAGACGTCGGGAGCGATCTACGCCGAGTACTGCGACTGGGCAGCCGACAGGGGCCTGGAGATCCCGACGCAGCGCATGCTGACCACAGCCCTCGTGGCGGCCGGTGTGCGCTGGAAGGCGTCCAATAAGGGCCGCGTGTACGCCAAGGGCAGCTGACGTCATTACCAGCCGCCTCGGTCGCCGTCGTGGTCGTCCTGTTCGGTCTGTGCGGAGAGCAGGGTGATCCCGCCATACCTTCTGGCGCCGCCGGTTCCGCGGGGCGCCTGGGCGCCTGTGAGGACGCCGTGTCGTCTGATCTGGGACTGGAAGGCGCGGCCCCTGAGGGCGGTTTCGCCGTTGTCGAGGCACCAGCGTTCGTAGGCGGCCCGGATTGCTGAGACGTCGGTAGCGAGGTGCGCCGCAGCGGTTCCTGGGTGGAGTGTGCATTCCTCCTCGATGAACCTGCCGACGGTGTCGACGGAGTGGGCGTAGTCCTCGGTGGCTGCCTTGACGCCGGCTGGTTCCTGCAGGCCTTTGGCGGCGTACTCGGCCGCTCCCCGGGCTATCCATGCCAGCACGGCGGGGCCGTGGTCGCGGGCGAGGATCCCTTGCAGGTCCTCGATCATCTGTGAATCCGGAACCGTGTGAGTGAACGGAATCAGCCGCAATCGTCTCCAGAAGGAGTGGCCGCCGGATTCGACGGCGGGCTGGTGGTTGCCCATGAGCCAGAGCTGGTGGGTGGGTTTGAACGTGAAGTCGTCCTGGCGCATGAACCGGGCCGTGAGGGTGTCGCCGCCGGCGAGGGCTTTGACTTTCGCTTCGTCGAACTTGTCGTCCTCGTTGACTTCCGAGCAGATCACCATGCGCTGGCCTGCCAGGCGTGCGATCTCGGTGGTGTGGGGTGCGTAGTTGGAGGCCATGAGGAAGCCGTTGGGGCTGGTGGTGGCGTAGTCGCCGAGGACGCCTTTGATGGCTTCGAGGAACACGCCTTTGCCGTTGCCGCCGCCGCCGTAGGCGAAGGGCAGCAAGTGTTCCCTGACCTCGCCGACGGCCGAGTATCCGACGAGGCGTTGCATGTAGGCGATGAGTCCTTCGCCTTCGGGGAAGGTCTGGTTCAGGAAGGTTTGCCAGAGGGTGGTGTCGGCGTCGAAGTCGGGGGCGCAGGAGGTGATGCGGGTGTGGAGTTTGGTCGGGTCGGGTGGGGTGAGTTGGCCGGTGCGGAGGTCGATGATGCCGCCGGGGGTGTTGAGTTCCCAGGGGTGGGCGTCGAGCTGGTCGATGGTGACGGTGATGCGCGGGTCGGTTTGGGCTTGGATGAGCATGTCGGAGGTGCCTTTGGCGGACAGGGCGCGGCGCTTGTGGTTCTGCGCTTCGGTGCCGGCGTCGGGGAGGGCGCGGGCGATGGCCTTGGCGTATTCGCGGGCCGCTCCCCCGGAGCCGTGCTGCCATTCCCAGACGTTGCCGTTCCAGGCGAGCCAGCGGCCGCGTTCGGAGCAGTAGCGGAGCCGGTCACCGTACTGGTCGATGAGCGCCTGGGCGTTGCCGTCGTCGGAGCGCTGCAGGGTGACGGACGGTGCGCGGTGGTCGTCGATGTCGTGGACGGTGGCGAGCGCAGCTGTCCCCGCCGTCATCTGCTGGACGTGGGGCGTCAGGTCGGACTGCGGCAACGGGGCCGGGGTCACGGTCGGCACGGAGTGGAGTTTGCCGGGCAACGGGACCCGCACGGGCCGCTGCGGCTCGGACCCGTGGCCTTTCTTGCGGAGCTCGGACGCGGCGGCAGCGTGGTCGCCGCGGTGGTGCAGGAGCGCGTAGGCGCCGAACTTGGTGTACGGGGTTTCCTGTTCGAACTCGGTGGATGAGGTGAACACGTAGAGGCGGTCGCGGTCTTCGGCGTTGCCGGTGGTTGCTGACATGCCGATGTTCTTGCCGGGGCGGCGCCAGTAGGTGGTACGGCCGGAGGTGAACAGCTTGGTCCACCCTGCGGGCTGCAGTATGTCCGCCCAGGTCGTCTTGTTCTCGAAGTCATCCCCGGGGGTGGTTCCCTCGAGCGGGTCACGCTGGGTGGTGGTGACGGAGAAGGCCTGCTGGGTTACCTCGGGGGTGTATTCGTTGAGGGTGCCGAGGAGGGCGTGGAAGGCTTCGCGCTCGTCCGGGGTGATGGTGGGGATCGTGGACGGGCCGCCGGCCACGCGGACCCACGGCTTCCCGGTGGGGTGGACTGTCCCGGCCGAGGGGGCGACGACGACGAAGCCGCCCTCGGACCGGGTCTCGGCCAATGTCTCCTTGTTGGCTGCTTTGGCGAGCTTGGTGTTGCCGGGGAACTTGAACCCCTCGGGGTAGGCGATCTTGTAGAACCAGTGCCAGCCGCCGGAGGGTGACTGTTCCAGCCAGCCGGCGCAGAGGCGGGCCCAGAGGTCGGCGAGTCCGGTGTCGGTGGCGAGCTGGGCGATTTCGGGGAGCCGGTCGGCGCCGCGGCCTTCGACTTCGGACATTTCGAGGTTGCCGGAGATGGTGCCGGTGATGATGCCGATGCCCTGGTTGCCCTGGGCGAACCATTCGTGGAGTTTGGTGGTGGATGCGCGGAGGGTTTGGTATTCCTTCCAGCCGCCGGCGGGTCGTTTGGTGCCGTCGGTCATGACGGGGACGACGGAGAGGCCGGCGGCGGCGAGTTCCTTGGCGGCTTCGAGGGTGCTCAACGGGCGGTGTCCTTACGGGTTTGGTGGTTGTTCTGGGTTGGTGCATGCGCATCGTTGGGCTGCTCCGTCGTCGGTGTAGACGATGCCGCCGCAGCGCGGCCACTCACCGTGGTGTGTGCCGTGGTGGTGGCCGCACCCGGGGCAGCGCCTCACTCGGTTTTCCGTTGGAGGCCGGAGCGGGCGGGGACATTCGCGCAGGCATCCCCGGCGATGTCGGAGGCGGCAATGAGCTGTCCGCCGTCCTCGGCGTCGTTGGCGAAGCAGTCGAGTTTGTCGAGGACGGCTTGGGCTTCCTTGATGGCTTCGCGGAGGTCGTCGGCTGCGATGCCGGCCATGTCCCGGAGTCGGTAAAGGACGTCGATGATGTCGCTCATATCTGCTGGCCGCCTTGGTTGAGTGTGGTTACTTCGGGTACCGCTGGAACGAGGGCCGGTTTGGTGGGTGGCCGGTCGGCTGGTTCGGGCCCGTCGGGGAGGTTGATGGGCTTGTTCCTGGCGTCGTAGATGGTGGTCATTGGTCGGGCCTGTTCTCGGGTGCGGAGGGTGTCGTAGTCAAGGCGGACAGAGCGGCTCATGAGCGGGCCTCGGGCTCGTGCACGACGGTTACCGGCAGTTCGATGTCGGCGCTTCGGAAGTAGTGCTGTTCGTTGAAGATGACCCACCATGCGATGCCGTGCCGGGACGCTTCGACTTGGTAGAACCGGTACTCGGTTTTGACGATGGTCCCTTCGGGGAGGGCGTCGAGTTCAGTCGCGGTGATGATGGTGCGGGGCTTCCGGTAACCGGCGGCGAGGATAGCTTCGGAGGCCTTCTGGGTGGCGCGTTCGCGGCACCGGACGGCTTCAGAGTCGACCTCGCCAGCGCCGCGGCCCGGCCCGATCCATCCGTCGAGACCGACGGCGTTGCCGTCATCCCAAACTTCTTCCAGCTTCTCGATGAGTTCGTAGCTCATGCTGTTGCCTCCAGGGCTGTGGTGATGAGGTGTTTGGCGAACGCGGCCCGGACCTTGTCGTCCGTCGCGATGTACTCGGGGTTGTTGGGTTGGTAGTAGGTTTCGACTTGCCATGTGCAGCCGGTGCAGGCGTGGACCATGAGGTCGCCGTCCGGGTAGCTGTACAGGGCGTGGGAGTGGACGTGGTCCGGGACGGCGGTCAGTGGAACGTCCGTTTCCCAGCCCCTCCCGCAGCGGCAGCCGGTGAGGAAGCGGCGGATGTTCCCGGTGCTGATGGCCTTGCTCATGCTGCTTCTTCTTCCTGGTCGGCCTCGGGGCGCTGGCCCCGGACGCCGGTCTTGATGAGGGTGATGATGTCTGCGCGGTTGATGCGGTAGAGCTGGCGTTCGATCGTGTCCCAGGAGGACGCGCCGAGGCGCTCAGTGATCTCTTCCCGGCTGGCGCCGGTGTTGTAGAGGAACTCGACGTCGTCGGCGATGGTGTCCCGCAGCTTTGGCTTGAAGCCGAGGTCCGGCTGGGCGGCCGGGTCGTCGATAGTGTCGTCGTCCCAGGCGAGGGGCGGCACCCAGCCGCGGGCGGCGGCGTAGTTGCGGGAACGGTTCGCGGCGATCCGGCTGCGCCAGTCCCAACCCTCTTGGGGCTGGTCCCAGGCGCGGTTGTAAAGGTCGCGGATGGCGAGCGCGCGGCGGACGGTGCACTGGTCGGCGGCCATGAAGGCGCTCATGTTCCCCTGGTCCATTCCGAGCTGCTTGGCGAGCCGGGACTGTGACCAGCCGATGGCGACAAGCGCCTGGACGCGGCGGCGGGGCCCGGTGGAGTCGATGTACCGGCCCGGTGCCATGAGTTCCAGTTGGGGTTTGACGGCGAGGATCTTGTCAGCGGTGGTTTTCATGACGCGGGGGTAGGGCTTGTGTCCGCGTTCCTTGCGGCCCCAGATGAGCTGCCCGACGGTGGACAGTGCGATGCCGCTGACTTTGGAGATGCGCTTGGCGCTCATCCCGTTCTCGATCAGGAACGCAAGGTGTGCGCGGACTGGTGCGGCGTCGACGCGGCCTGAGTCGTACCGGCCGAACAGCTTCTGCTTCTCCCGTTCGACGTTGGTGGCGGTGGCCGCGTCGGTGCAGTCCCGGCAGCGGCACTTGTCGATGACGTACGCGACGGGTGTGCCGTGGACGTGCTGGGCGACTTTGCACTGGCAGTCGCGCTTGACGCCTTCGCGGGTCTTTCGTGCCTGGACACGGGCGGCGCGGTCCTGCAGCTCGCGCTGGTGTTCGCAGGAGTGGTCGCGGAGGGCCTTGGCTGCGATGCCTGGTGTGCGGTATGTCCCGGTGAAGCCGCAGTCGTGGTTGACGGTGGCGGGCGGGCCGGCGTAGCGGGCGGTCATGGTGCGAGCCTTTTCGAGGACTGGTGGCAGGACTGGCAGAGCCCTTCGCGCTGGCGGAGGGTGGTGCCCGGATAGTCGGCGGCTTTGGACCCTGCGGGGCGCATGGGCCGGTGGCAGCGGCCGCAGGTGCCTTTGGTCCCGCGCGGCATGGTGGGGACCGGTGCGGCTGGTGCTGCGGGGCCCGGTTTCGGCGCGGGGGCCTTGACCGGTGCGGCGGCCTGTACGGTCTTAGCTTTGACGCCGAGCTTCTGCGCCGCTGCCTTGTGCGCCCAGGTGATGGAGGCGTAGGTGGAGTTCACGCGAATTGGCTTGGCGGTGGCCCGCAGGTAGAGGTCGATGACCCAGCCGTCGAGTGTCTTGTGGCGGGTGACCTTGGCTCGGGGGTAGGACTTCACGAAGGCGCTCATGGTTTACTCGCCTGCTTCCTGAAACTGGATTTCGGAGAGGTGGCCTGCGTAGATGCGGGTGTAGCGCCGGGCCTTGACGATGACTTCGTCGAGCATCTTGGCCAGGAGAGCCGGCTTTGCGTGTCGGGTGATCTGGTCGGAGAGGAGCTTGGCGGCGTCGGCCGCTTCCCGGCGGGCGGTGAGGACATCGCCGAGAGTGTTGGTCAGGGCGCGCGCCTGGACGTTGCGGACTTCGTCGGGCTTGGCCCACCGGTTGGTGTAGCCGTCGCCGCCTACCTTGGACAGGTGGAACGTGCCGCCCTCTTCGACCTTGACGATCTCCCAGCGGGTCTTGCCGGATCCGACAGTGCAGGTATCGCCGAGCTGCGGTGCCGGGGTTGTGGTTGTCATGGTTTCTCCTGTGGGTTGTGGGATTGCTGTGGGAGTGGGTGGTGGGCCTGCCCGGATTCGAACCGGGTCCCGGTGCTTACTTCCTCAGGGGGTGATCGGTTTCAGCGGTGGGTTGCCTATCAGGCCCTTGGCCGGTACAGCCCCAGACGCGCAGGTCGGGTAACGAGGCTGTACCAGTCATCAAGGTTGGTTACTCGTCTCTTTCGAGTAGTGGGTTGCGGGTGAAGGGGTTCATCCCGGCTGGTGCTGGTTGAGTGGGCGGCGGGGGTGGCTGGTAGGCGATCCCCGCCGCCTGCTCGTGCCATTCCCGCTGCGTTAGCGGGAACGACTGGTGCGGGCCCATGCGGTTAGCTGATTGCCCGGATCGCGGCGACTGCCTGCAGGGGTGCGCCGGTTGCCTGGCTGATGGTCGCGTCGTCCATCTGCGCGGCGATGAGCTGCTGCACGGTCTGGGCATCCCAGCCGCCAGGGGCCGCCGTCGGGGCTGCAGCTGATGCAGGCGCTGCGGCCGGGACAGGTGCCTGCGCAGGCGGGGCAACCTCGCCGGTGGCCGGGTTGACCTGCACTGGCGCCTGGTACGCTGCGGCGGCCGGAGCAGCCGCGGGCTGAGCCCACGCCGGAGGTTCCGCAGCGGGAGTAGGGGCCGGAGCTGCCGGCGGCTGGTACGGTGCCGGGTTCCACTCGTTGTACTGTTCCTGCGGCGCCGCAGCGGGGGCCTGCGCGGTGGGCTGGGTGAACGCTCCCCCACCGGGGGCCGGTGCCTGGTACTTGGCGGCGTACAGCTTGCGGGGGTTCTGCGGGTTCTTCGACTCGGGGTCGAACTGCGTGAACGTCAGGGCGAGGAACCCGCCGGGCAGGGGCGTTTCGGCGCCGACGGCTTCGCAGGCGTCCATGATGGCGGCGAGCTGGCCGCCGCGCTTCTGGTTGACGGTGACGACGATGGTGCGCAGGCCAGTGTCCTCGGGGTCCTGCGGGTCGCGTTCGTTGGTCTGGACGGTGACCCAGACTTCCATGACGGGGTCACCGGACGGCCAGAAGTCATGCTCGCGCTTGGCCTTGGGGTCCGGGTTCCACTTGGTGGCCTGCTTCTGGTCGCTGATCTCGGTGATCGTGCCGGCCACGGTCGCGCCGGGCTGGGCGAAGGTGGCGAACTTGCTGTTGCCGCGCTTCTTGAAGGCGTCGAGTCCAGTGCTCATGGTGGGTGTTACTCCTGTTTCTTAGTGGGATCGTGCGAAAGGGTTGGTCTGTTTGGCCTGGGAGACTTTGTTTGCCGGGGCGCACCACGGGCAGAACCTGTCATCGCAGGGCGGGTAGAGGCTGAGTGCCTGATCGAGGCCGATGGCCTGCAGGAGACCGTCGAGCTGGTTCATCCGCGCCAGGGCGTTGAGGGCGATGTTCTCGTTGTACGGCTCGGACCAGACGTAGGAGTCGGACAGTTCGCCGTCCCGGGGGATGAAGAAGATCATCACCAGGTCGACCTGCCAGCCCTCCAACGCCCAGCCGCGCCCGTAAAGGTGCGCCTGCGTCCGGTACTGCGCCGATGGTCCCTTGGCCCGGTAGTGCTTGAGCCGGGACGGGCCGACGAACTTCCAGTCGCCCACCGCGTGGCCCCACCCGTCGAACAGGTCAGTGGATCCGGCGTGGTCCTCGCCGCCGATCTGGCCGACGACGACGGACTGCTCGCACATCCACCGGCCCTCCTCAGAGGAGCCCTTGGCAGCGGCTTTCTGGAACCAGCGCTCCTGCTGGTCATGCAGCGCGGTACCAACCTGCGGCTTCCATGCCGGGCCGCGGGGCGGTTCCGGCGTGCGGGCCAGCTTGTGGAGGATCCGGCGGTTGCACTCGATGCCCATTTCGGACGGGCCGATGCGCTTCTGCAGGGACCGGGGCTGGTTGACCATTTCCTCGATCATGATGTCGAACGCTTGGTCGGCGATGCCCTTGGCCCGGTCCTTGAGGTCGTGCTCCGCGTCCAGGTAGTAGGAGTGCTTGTGCCGCACCCCCTCGGCGTTGACGAGAGTCATACCGACACGCTCCGGTACGGGTTGGGAGTGGCCTTAGCGACTTCTTCTTCGTAGGTGCGGCGTTCCAGAATCGAACGGGTCCGGTCGCCCCAGCCCGCACGATAGCCTTCGTCCCAGGCGTCCTCCTGCAGGTGAGGTGCCGCTGCTTCCACGATTGCCTTCGCGAACTGGCGCAGGACGATGGGTCCCTCGCCGCGGACCATAATGGCAGCGACTGCCGCGTCGATTGCTGCATCCTTGCTCACTTGACGGTGACCTTCGGTTCGCCCGTGCCCGGCGCCATGAACTGTTCCTTCAGGTTCGGCGGGAGGGCCTTGGAGTTGATGACCGCCGTGTACAGGGCCGGGTTTAGTTCGATCGGATACGCCTTCATGAACGCGTCGGCGTCGAAGGACCGGGACGGGTTCGCGAGGGTGACCTTGAGGTTCCCGAAGGTGTGGGTTCCGACGTCGAGCAGCTGCCGGATCTCCGCCTTGTACCCGTCCGCGAGGGAGGTGTGCTTCGCCGCTTCGGCTTTCAGCTCTGCGGCCTTGGCCTCCTCACCGGTAATGAGGGCGGCGAGGGCGAGGACCTTGTCCTCCAGCTTGGGCTGGGCGTCCTGGGCGGTGGCGGTTTCGGTGGTCATTACCTGGTCCTTTTCTGATGGTTGATGAGTTCGAGGAAGTACGGGCCTTTGGTGATGTTGTCCCGGTAGAAGGCCCTTCCTTCGGGGCTGAGTGCATCCCATTCGGGGAGGCTCAGGCCCCAGGCGGTCTTGGTGTCCGCGTCGAGCTTGCTGAGGGAGTGCTCGTGGCTGCCGTCGAACGGGATTTCGCCCGGGCCTTTGCAGATCACGAAGGTGGCCATGGCTGCGAAGAACAGGAGCACGAGGACGGTGAGCCAGAAGAACGGGTCCTCCCAGAAGGAGCCGAAGGGGTTCATGCCGCATCCTTGGGGGGTTCGACGGCGAACGGTTCGCGGTGGGCGCGGTGCCGGGCCATGCCCTTGTCGAGGCGGCCGCGTTCGATGCCGGCCTGCGAGCGCCAGTAACGCTTCGCCCAGGCGTCCTCGTAGGAGACGCGGTCAGCAGCGTGCCGGCCAGCGGGCTTGGACTCCTGGTCCATGCGGTCCTGCATTTCCTTGATGGTTTCTTCGCCCAGCTCGCGCATCTGCGCGGCGGTGATGATCGGGCCGAGGTGGTCGGTGTGGATCGCTTCGGTGGGCGCTGCGTCGAAGGGGCCGAAGTCGTAGCCGAAGTCGGCGAGCGGGAGTGCCGTGACCGGCAGTGGTTCTCGGTTCTTTCGCAAGGTAAACTCCTGTGTGAGGTTTGGATTTATCTCGGGTCCCTCGCCTAGTGGCTGCTAGGCGGGGGATTTTTTTGTGCGCGGACCCTACTTGAAGGGGTCGTGTTCGGGCTCTTTGGCCCAGTCGTCCTTGGCGGCTTTGCGCTCTCGGACCCATTCCACGAGACGGTCGATGTCGTCCTGGTGGAGCATGATGCGGTTCTTGCTGAGCCGGGTGTGGATCCCGGAGATCTTGCAGTAGTTCCGGAGTTCGTACTTGGTCATCCCGAGTTCGGGCGCTACTTGCTCCGGCGTGCGGAATACCTGGGTGGTCATGGTTATGCCGCGTCCTGGGTGAGGGATGCCGGCAGGAGGGTTGCCGGTGCGACTTCCAGCGCGTCGGCGATCTTGCCGAGTTCCTGGATGGTGAGGCTCCGGCCGGCTTTGATGCTGCGGCGGAGGGTGGGGTAGGGAATGCCGGTGCGCTCGGACAGGGCGAGCATGCTCATGTCAGCGGCACCCAGCGCGGCCTCGATCAGGCCCGCGATTTTGATGTCTGCGGCGACTGGTTCGCCGGTTCGTGTGGTTGCCATACGTCAACCATAAGTAGTCAAATGACTAATTGCAAGCTTGTAAGCAAGTACCTAAGTAGTCGTTCGACTAAAAGACAGGTAGTTCAAGGTTTGCGAAGGATTAGCGCAGGGCGTAACTGAATTAGTCAATCGGTTATAAAGTGGACGACATGACTACTTACGGCGACAAGTTGGAGTCCGCGCTCGTTCACCAGATCAAGGTTGAACTCGTGGAGCGCGGACTGGACCAGAAGGACCTGGCCGGCATGGTGGAGGTCAACCGTGTGACCATGAGCCACTACATGACGGGCAAGCGCAGCATCCCTATGCCGACGTTCTTCAAGGTCGCCGAGGCCCTGGGACTTACTCCTCGCGTCCTGATGGAGCGCGCCGAAGCTCGTATTCCTCAAGAAGGGTAACGGCGCTTACGCCCCGCCTCGCGGCGAGGTCGCCGAACTCCCGTACCGTCTGGACATTGGCGGCCTGGTGGCCGGTCGTGATGTCGCCCCGCATGTGGTTCTAACCCCCGAAGTATTCGAACATATGTACTAATGCAAGACCTTATAGGCCCGCGCAGACAAAGTAGTATTTCGTGTGCAAATCTACCTCATATGGACTTGCTAAGTGGGCTTACCTCTTGTCGTGGCCCTGACCTGCGCGTACCTTTACAGGTACCCGGATCGAGCGCATATAAACTCGCTTAGGCCATATGGGCCGATCCGGTCTGAGAAGGACTTTTCTGGCGCAAAGGACCACTACGATCTATGTCTATGCCCTCAGGTTCCCAGCCGGCTTCCGGCCCGTTCGCACGTGCCATCACGGAAGCCATCCGACTTGCCATGACGCGGCGACGCGTCAGCGGGGCGCAGCTGGCCGAAAAAACGTCACGATCACAGACGTACATCTCGAAGCGGCTCCGCAACGAGGTTCCCTTCACAGCCAACGACATCGAGGAAATATGCAAGGCGCTCGATGAGGACCTGATGAAACTCCTGTACGCGGCGGCCCGCGAGATGGCTCATGCCAGGAAGAGCGCCGGCCCGCCCATGGGCTGATCGCGCCACCAGTAGCCGGACACAAAGAAAGCCCCCGTACCTGATCTGAACAGGTGCGGGGGCTTTCTGCGTGGTTGAGTCTAGTCGAATGCGTCGGCGGCTGCCATGCCACTGTTCTTGCCCAGCCGGGCGTAGATCTTCAGCGTCGTCTTGGGGTCCTCATGGCCCAGCCGTGCCTGCACTTCGTGGACGGGGATGTTCTTCTCCAGGAGGTGGGTGGTGTGGGCGGCGCGGATGTCGTGGATGCGCGGCTTCTGCTCGAGCTTCTTCTCCTCCAAGAGGCGCTTCATGAGGGGCTGCCAATACTCCTTGTGAAACCACGAGTTCCGCAGGAACTCACCTGAGGGCCGATGGAACAGCAGCTCGTCCCGCTCCAGCGTCTCCAGGTAGGGCAGGAGATCCGCGGACAGGCTCATCGAACAGGGAATGTTCCGGACAGCCTTCTTGGACTTCGGTGGCCCCACGACCTCGCCGACGCCCTTGCCGCCGTCCTTCCACGCCCGGGTGATCCTGATGATGACGCGACCATTGTCGGCGACCCGGACATCGCGTTTCCGGACGGCGGTCGCCTCGGCGTAGCGCATGCCGGTCAGGCTCAGGGTGCGGATGAACAGCTTGTACTCGTCCGCGATTTCCCGTTCCAGCATCTGCAGGTCCTCCTCGGACAGGTACACCATGTCCTCTTCGGCCTCCTCGGTGTCGGCCTCGGCGAGGCCGCGGGCCGGGTTGTCCTCCATCTTCTTCGCGCTGACGGCGGTCTTGAACGCATCAGACAGGAGCGCATGGACGTTCACCTTCGTCTTGCGTGAGAGCGGCTGCCCTGTCGGCTGGTTCGCACGGGACGTCACGACGAGCCCATCCATCCACATGATGACCGCTTCCCGGTCGACCTGGTCGACAGGCGTCCTGCCGAGGTCGCTGGGCGCGATGTGGTTGGCAAGGTAGGACCGGTACTTGTTGACCGTCCCTGGCTGGGGTTTGCGGAGCAGGTTGATGTGCGCCTCGACGACCTCGGCGACGGTCGGGCTGATGGAGTCTTTGCGGGTCTTGGCTTTGACGGCGAGCTTGAAGCTGTTGCCGTTGGCGTCGAGGAAGTCTTTGAGTTCCTGGGCTTTGGCTTTGTCGTCGAAGGTGCGGGACTTCAGGCCTTGCTCGGGGTCGCGCCAGTTGACCGTGTGTGACTCTGAGCCGTTGGCCTTGACGCGGGTGCGGATGCTAGCCACGAATAGCCACCACGTCTCCGGACCACGGTAGCAAGTGCTTCTCTGCGATCAGCTGCCACCCCGTGCATGCGTCATAGTCGCAAGCGCATGTCGCCACGACGCGATCCTGCAGGAGTTCTTCCCGAGTTCGCCCCGACCGCTGGGCGTAACCTGTCAGGAACTCTTCCGCCGTCTCGCTCCGCACTTTGCTCTGGCCATGATCGGGGCAGGAGGGGTCCATGCGCGTGACAACTTCACGGCCATCGGCAACGTTGGCATAGTCGCATGAGCATCGATCGCTCACGCGAAGAATCCACTCGCTCATACCTGTGCCGCCTTCCGGACGCGGCGCACGTCGGTCGGGTGCCAGCACTCTTTGGCGCCTGCCTTTGTTGTGACCCACACGCCGCGGGAGGTGAAGCGGCTGACGGTTCCCGTCGCGCCGGTGGCCCGGCCGGTGAAGCCAACAAGCCGCACGAGGTCCCCTTTCTCAACCTTGGCTATCCTCTGCACGTCCTCTGCAGTCATCTGCGTAACCCCTATCTGAACCAATTCTCGCCAACAAAAACGGGGTTCTCGCCAACAAGCAAAAAGAAAACCCCTAGAATCCGCGGATTCTAGGGGCTACTTTAGTGGAGATGGGGGGAATTGAAAACCCCTACAGACAGTTTTTGTAGCATCCGTTGGGCCAGTCCGCCCCGGAAACTAGCGGAACTTGGAGCCTCCTAAGAGGTCGCTATTAAGACGTTGTTGGCGGCGGCCAACAAATGTTGGCGGGAAAAATAGTCCTCATTCGGGTAGGAAGCCGGGCATGCGACGGCCCCAACGGACGTGCCGCAGCTCGGGCGGGCAGGCGTGGAACTCGATGATGTCCCACTCAGACGCCGTCAGCGGCCGGACGCTGGCCTTCGGGATCCAGGCCGCGTGGAAGTGGTCCTCGTCGTCAGCCCAACGGACATGGACCAGCTCGTCGCTCCAGCGGCTGGCCTGACCGTACACGGTCACGCTCCCGCCGTCAGCCAGGGGGACGTCGATGGCGACGCGCGGCCAGTTTCCGTACTCCCAGGAACGGATGGTGTGGAGGCGGGCCGGCGGTGGCGGCGTGAGGTACTCATGGCTGACGCCGTTGAGGGTGAAGCGGGGCATGGCGCCCATCGTACCGAGGTATGACAAAAGAGCCCCGCGCTCTCCCGTTTGGTGGGGGTGGCGCGGGGCTCTCGGTGTCCGGAAATATCTTGCCGGTCAGGTCTACGTTGAACTTGCTCGGGCGGCTACGCGATGGCAATCCGCAATATCTGACCGGTTTACGGAGGGGAACTTAACCGGTCTTATCGGCCCTACAATTGCGGGCATGGGGAAACTACTTTTTGACCTGCTGAACCGCTACCGGACCTTCGTGAAGCTCGAACGTGGCCGGTGCGAAGGTTGCGGCAAGGTCTTCCGCGATGACCATCCCCGGAACCAGCCAGCCTGCTCCGCAGAGTGCGCGGAAGAGGCGTGGCTGGCCCGGCAGTAGTCGTTACGGGGTGGCGTAGAAGGCCTTCTGGTTTGCTGCGCCGTTGTCCCGTGCCGTGCTTGAGAGGGCGGAAGCCCAGACAGCAATCTCGGTGATGTAGCCGACGTGCCCGAACGTGGGGGTGTCGAGCCATGCACCCATGTTGACCTTCGTGGGCGTGTAGGTCCCGGTATGGGCGATCGCGCCGGTGGCTGATACCGCGCCGTTGGTGCGGATCGTTGCCACGGTGCCCGTGTCCACGGTATCGCCCTGGTGCAGAGCATCGTCGTCTGCCACTACGGTCGATCCGGTGATGGTGGACGAGCCGTTAGCCTCGTTGCCCATCGTGAACGACTTGAACAGTGACGAGTTGGAAAACTCGGGTACCCACCGCGAGGTGGTCTGGCTGGTCGTTGCCTCGGAGAAGACCATCGTGTTGGCCTGGCGCGTGGAGGCAACGTGCAGGATTGAGCCGACGCCCGCGGCGAGAATCGCCGGAGTGCTGTGGCTGAGTACCTTGGTGCCGTCGAAGTAGGCGGATGGTTTGCCGTTCTTGACGTCCACCGTGCCGACGTTGACGATGCGCGGCTGCTTGGTTGTGGTGGCCTGCGCCATGTCGCCCGCGGCGCCCGCCGTGCCCTGGTTGTACCACTTGGACACGTAGGCGCTGTTGGCGCCGACAAAGGTGGTGAGCGCTGCGGTGTCGAGGTCGCCGACGGCGGTCTGTCCGATGTCCTGCTCGGTGCTGTCACTGGACCTGCGGACACGCAGCAGCGCACCAGAGTATCCGGAGACGAGTTTGCGGGTGCCCCATGCCCAAAGCGGGTTGGTTCCCACGTCGGCGGAGAGCAGCACCGGAGCCTGTGTGGAGTTGGTGACTGTCGAGGACGCGGCGCTCGTCCCGGCGGCGTTGATGGCCTTTACGCGGAAGTCGTACGACGTGGAGTAGGCGAGGCCGCTCACTGTGGCGGACGGGCTTGTCACGGTGGGGCCGGTAAGCCATGTGCCGCTCGAGGTGGCCTTGTACTCGACAAGGTATGACGTTGCGCCAGCGACTGCGGTCCACGTCAGCGGCTGGGTGGCCACCGTGGACGTGCCAGCGGTGAGGCCGGTGGGCGTGGCTGGTACGGTGGCCAGAGCGAGGGTCGCCACGGTGGACGGGGCGCTGGTGCCCTGCGCGTTGATCGCTGAAACCCGCGCATCGACGGTGGTGCCAAGGGTGAATGCCGTGTCGAGGACGATCTTGCGGAACCCGACCTGAGCGGACAGTCCGGCCACGGTCTGCCATGAGCCGCCGTTGATGCGGTATTCCAGCAGCGTCCCGGTAACGCGTCCGGGTTCCCACTTCCACGTCGCGGTGACGGTCTGCCCGGACTGTGCCAAGGATAGGCCAGTCGGGGTAACGGGCGGCGTCCCGGCCACGTTCGCCGGGGCGTAGCGCAGCAGGTACTCCGCCAGCTGGTCACCGATGGTGCGCTGCTCGGCGGCGGTGTAGTGGATGCCGCCGTCCTGAGTGTTCCCGGAAGGCCCGTAGAAAAAGCAGGTACGCTCCCAGCGGCGCAGCACGTCCACATGCGCGGCGTCGATGGGACCATAGGTGCTGGACAGGCTGTCGAGCCGCTGCGGGGTCATCGAGACGATAGCGAAGATGAGATCGTTGCCATAGCGGGTGCGGAGCTTCTGGATCACCTGATCAAGGTAAGTGGCGTAGGTGGCCTGGGGCATCGCCGCCACCGCGTCAGTTTCGCCCTGTTGCCACACAACCCACGGCAGGCGGTTCTTGGGATTCTGGGCGAGGAACTTGTCGATCTGCGCGACTGCCAGGTTGTAGAGGTTCGTGCCGGCGGTGGTGTTGTTCGGGTCCCAGGTGCGGTCTCCGGAGACAGTGAATCCGGTGGAGCCGTACCCGAGTCCGAGGATGCACACGTCGCGGTTGCCGGGCAGCGACTTCACGAGGGTAGCGGCGGCGCGGAAGGTGGGCCCGATACCGACTGCGCCGTCCTGATGGATCAGTGGCTCAACCGCCGTAACCAGTGTGTTGGCGTAGCTCCCGCTGACGGGGAATTCTTTGATGCGGTCCTGCGGGCGGTCAAGCCTGGCCGTATCGACACCGGTCCCGTAGTGAGTGTTCGACTGCCCCAATGAGGCCAGCCCATCCGTCCCGATGTCGGCCTTGTTGAATGGGGCAAAGGTGGCAGAAAGTTGACCATCCGAGAGGCGGGCGGGGAGGTTCCCGTCGGCGACGATGACGTCGTCCGGGAGGGTGAGGTCGTCCCCCACAGAAACAAAGCGTCTGGGCATTGCTCAGGCTCCAATCAGGTAAAGGCCCGGGTGGTCCGGGTCGGGGGAAACGTTCACGGTGGTCACGTCCAGGGTGGCCGGATCCACCTCGAGGAGTTCGGTGTAGTCAACTGGCCCGGCGGCGGGGACCGCGAGCAGGCGCCGCTTGGTTGGTCGGCCGGCGAAGGATTCGGTCACCCGCCAAGCCCAGGCGTCCGTGGACGGCTCGACGTCGACGACAGCCTCACCGTTCACCAGCTTGACGGGGAAGCCGTCGGGCAGGATCAGGGCGCCGTCCGGGGCGACCCTGCGCCGGGACGGCTCCCATTGCAGCCGTCCCTTGGCGGGCACCTCGGCGCCGTTGGCCGGCACCTGGACTTTGATGTTCACGATCGTCACGGCGTTGACTCCTCGAATAGGTAGAGGCCGGGGTGCAGCGGGTCGGCTGCGAACGCCGGGCCGGCGAAGTAGTAGAGGCCCGGGTGGTCCGGGTCCTCTGACACCCCCGGCCCGCCGGCGCCGGCGTTGATCATCGCCTCCGCGACGCCGAGGCGGCCGGCGAGCGTGAGCGCGTCGGCCTTCACTTCGGTGTAGTGGTCTTGGGCTTTCTGGGCGTTCGCGGCAATGACGTTGTCCCCGCCTCTGACCAGCTCGTTCCCGTCAGGCTTCTGATAGCCGTCCTGCGTCGTCTCGATCGCCATGACGGACCTCCTAGGTTTGGGTTAGCGGGCGGCTTTGTCCTCAGGCGCCAGCAGCGGCAGGTACTTCCGCAGCCAGTCGTTGACGTCTTTCCGCGCGAGGACCCGGGTCACGAAAGCCGCCAGCACCGCAGTGGCCACGAGCACCCCGTTCAGCGCGGGGAACACCCACTCCGGGAGGTAGACCTGGTATGGCTGGAGCAGCTCAATGACCAGGGCGGCAAGGCCGTTGACGATCGGGATGAGCGCGAGAATGGCAGCGAAAGTCCGGGCCACCGCGGACCACGGGTTGCGTTCCTGCGTGGAGAGGGCGACGTGATCGGCCATCAGACGGCTTCCTTTCCGTTGATGTTGACGTCAACGTCCACCACGGCTTCGGCGAGGCCAGCTTTGACCGCGTCGGTGATCTGGTCAGCGGTCAGGTTCGGGTTCTTCGCCAGGGCGGTCACGGCGGCGGTCAGGGCGATGACCTTCTGGTGCATCCGGACCACCTCCGTGCGGGCGCTGTGCGTGCCCTGATGAACGAACGGGACCTCCCACGTCTTGTCCGGGACCGCCGAGATCGGGGCGTCGAGGTACTTCATGCGGTTGTAGATGAGCTGCTGCTGATCGTCAGTGAGTGCCATGAGGAATCCTTCTTCGACTGGGCTGGTGATGGTGGTTGATTCGGCTTGAATGTTGTCGGCCGCGATGACCGGATATCCCGCTACGTCTTCGGTCCAGCCCCGGTACGTGAGCGTCATCCCGTAGTAGGCGTAGTACGCTTCGACGTCGGCCACGGATGGGTGTACCTTCAGCGGGTTTGGGTTGAGGTTGGACGTTGAGTAGACCCGGCCGTCCGGTGCTACCAGGGCAACGTGGCCGTTGATGTTCTTATCGAGCGCCCACCAGACTGGGAACCAGACGCCTTTGGGATAGTTGCGGTCCCTGTGCTTGGACGGTGAGTTGTTCCACGCTTCTGTTGCGGACCCGTATCGGATCGGCAGGCCGAACGTCTGGCGCACGTACTGCAGGCACATCCCTTCTTCCGCCGGGATGTTTGGGTTTGGGGTGATGAGTTGCCTCATGGCGTCTCCTATAGGTGTATGCCTGGCGGTGGCGGGGCGGGGATTTCGTGGCCGTGGCCGTGCCGGCGGAGGATCTCGATCAGCCGGTAGCAGTACGCGATTAGGGCGTTGTTGTGGGTTCGGACTTCGCGGACTTCCCGCTCAACGGCGTCCAGGCGGACGTCCCGTTTGGCCAGTTGTTCCTGGTACTCCGCCTTGTCGTTCTTGCGGTCTTCTTCGATGTCCTTGATCTGCTGTCGGAGGGCCTCAACAATTTCCGTGTTGATCCCCTGGGCCCGGATGTACGCCTGCCCGTCGACGTCGAGTTCTTTGACTTTCACCGAGGATTTGCCCGCGTATCGGGCGGCGCCATAGGACCCTGCGACCGTGATCAGGATCCCGATGACTCCCATCCACGGCTCAACGTTCATAGGGTCCTCCGGTGGTCGCGGTCCGTGGCCCCCTGCATCCCGGAGACGATCATCGGTGACGCAGCGAACAGCCAGTACACGGCGGTCGAGACGAGCCCGAGAGGCGATGCGCCGGTGAGGAAGCCGATCAGGAACAGCCCGCCCCAGACCGCGGGGGCGAAGGTCAGGGCGACGAACGAGAACCAGTCCCGGGGGCGGGGCAGGAACGCTCCCATGACCGCGGCGCCGGCGGCCATGAGCCACAGCGCACCGAAGTACTGCACTGCGTGGAAGTCGGCCAGCCAGCGCAACGACTCGGAACGTGAAGCCGCCGTGGGGACCAGCACGAAGCTCAGGCCGATCACGCAGTACACTGCGGCGTAGACCAGTTGGAATGCGCCGCGTCTGCCGTTGACCCTCACGGCTGATCGGCTAGTCATCTTGGGGCCTGAGGTCGGCGTAGAACTGGGTGTACGCGGGCAGGACACTCACGGTGTTACTGACGGTTCCGGATACGACCTCGATCCAGGCCCGGATGAACGGATCGGCGCCGGCTGCGATGTTGAGCCACCCTGTCTCGGCGGTGTTGGTCTGCAGGTAGGCTCCGGGCGCCAGCCACGAGATGGGCGCCTTACCCTGGGCGGTCGCCACAGTGGAGGTGTTGCCGGACACGGCAGCGTTGACAGACAGAACACCGCTCGCGATCGTTCCGCAGTTCACCGCGATCCGCGCCCTGGCATTGAAGCTCTGCGGATAGCCCTTGGTAACGCCGGGCAGGGTGTACAACAGCCGGGAGGCTGTGCCGGTTACGTTGCTGAATAGTGAGACATCAGCAACCACGCGGCGCGGGGTGCCCTTGTACTCCCATCCGGAGGCTGTGTTCAGGCCGGTGTAGGTCTGCACCCAGCCTTCGCGGTCCAACCTGATCACTTCCAAGCCCACGTACGGGGTAAGCAGGTCCCGCTCGGTCTTGTCAGCAACGGTGGTTCGAACGTGGATTGAGTCGGCCATGGTGGCGAGGTCCGGGGTGAGGTTGTACTCGTCGGAATTGATCGGGACGACGGTCCCGTTGGGGCGTGTCTGTGGCATTAGGCTGTCCAGTCCATTTCTATCCGGCCCGATTGGGGATCTTTGAGGCGCCCGTTGAATCCGACGTAGGGGTCGCCGGCGATGCTGATGCCGCCGCCTGCCTTGAGTACCGCGGCGAAGCTGAGGGGCAGCGTGATCCAGTGCGCGCCCTGCGCCTGGGAGACTGTGACGTCGAACGGGCCGACGGTGCGTGCCACGTCCCCGCCGGGCTGGTACTTCGAGGTGTGCGCGTACAGGTGGACCGTTGCCGATCCGGACGCGCCGATGTTGAGGCGTGCAGGCATCCGGAACCTGATCTCGGTGATCTCGCGCGAGCCGAGGTTCGTGAACGCGGCCCCGTAGAACCAGGCACCGGTGACGGGCCCCGAACCGTAGGAGCCGGAGTAGATCTGTTCTCCGCCCTGCGTGGAACCTGCCCACGAGCCCCATCCGCCGGGACCCCACCACGTGTTGGTCTTCCCTGCCGCTGCCTTCGCCACACCCGTCACTGGCTTTGGTGCGGGAGGCGCCGGGGGCGGCATGGGTGGCGGCGGCGGCGCTACGGTCGGTATCTCCCCGACGACGGTGGGGACGTCCGCTGCGTCCCAAAGCAGGAGCACCGGGTCACCGGGGGCGTAGGACGTTCCGACGAACCGGTCGGTGGTGTAGACGCGCCCGTCGTCGCCGGAGACCACGATGGTGGTCACGCCGACGGTGAGGATGGAGCCGGTCCCTGGGAGAGGCTGGTCGGTGTAGCCGCAGACGACGAGCGCGGATGACTGGCCGGCTCCGTTGTCTGTGATGTCGATGACGATGGGCCCGTTCTGGGCGAGCGTGATGGGCTTGGCCCAGCGCGCTTCCACGAGGTTCCCGCCGATGTTCGCCCACCAGTGGGAGCCGTCGTGGTATGCCGTGCCGAATACCCGCCGGGTGTTTTCCGGAGGGATCGCCTCCATGGTTTTCTTCAGCCCAGTCACGGGGGCCTCCTAGGGCAGGTCGTTCCAAGTGAGAGCGGGGGCGGTCCCCCAGGTCGCTGGCATTCGGTCCCAGGTCAGGGGCGGCTTCTCACGGGTGAGGTACTGGGACCAGTCAGTCCGTGCCAGGGCGTCGAAGATGTCCTGGTAGGAGCAGGACACCTTCAGGGACATCGGCCCTGGGACCGGGGAACCTGACGCCTGGATGGACGTCACTTCGCCAGGGATGTAGATGACGTGGCCGTCCTTGACGGGGCAGCCGACTTCGATCCGGTCACCGGCCTGCAGCTCGGGCCGCGGAATGGTGTCCACGCTGAGCTCCACCGCGTAGGTCTGGTTCTGCCGGTCCCGGAGTGTCTCGGCGTACTTCTGGGCGGCGGCCACCGAGGTGATCTGCTCGGACTCAAAGAAGTTGGGGACCCTGCCGTGCGGCCCGTCGACCCGCAGCGGCCCCGACTTGATGGTGGAGATGGCGCTGATGGGCCGGCCTGTGCCGTCTTCCTTGCCCGTGACAACCCACATGTTGTACAGGCCCGCGATGGATTGGCCGCGGCCTACTTTGACGAGGCCGGCGCGCGGCTCGACCCGCCACACAACCGGCCCGGGGTCGATCGGGTAGACGCGCATTTCGCCGTCGCCGCCCATCCGGTAGCGGGCGTTGACGCTGGCCAGCAAATCCTGCACCGCCTCGAGGCGTTCGCGTTCGTACACCAGCGTCTTGGCCACGGGCCCGTCAACGACGCCGTCCTCGATGACTACCGGGAAGTGATCCCCGATCAGCCGGCTGACTTCGCCCAGGACGGTGGTGGTCTTGGGCGATTCGGGGGTGAGGAGCTTGTCGCGGTCGACGTTGGCAGTGATATCCACGGCGGTAACTTGAACAGTTCCGCCGGCGGGGACCATGACGGAGCGCTCGTGCGGGGCATGGACGGAGTCCGGTTCCACGTACCCGTATTCGGGGATGGTGTAGTGGACGTGGCTTTGTTCCGGGGTGTTGCCCTCGACCCTGAACCAGCCGATGTTCAGGGACTCGGCGCCGCCGATCTGGTAGATGATCTGCAGAATGGTGCCGCCGACGCCGAGGGGATCGTGGAACAGCCAGGGCGATAGGCTGCCGTCCGGGTCGGCGATAGTCAGCTGGAACTGCCGCTGCACCTTCTGCTTACCGTCCCCCGTGTCAGACCGGGACCAGGAGTTGATACTGAGCGGCTCGTCCCAGGCGAGCGCCCCGTCGTACCAAGCCCAGGCGATCACCTTGTCAGCGGGCCGGGACCCGTCCAGCGCTGCTCTCGACACTTCATCTATCAGCAGCACCGGCGGGCCTCCTTAGTCGAACGGGTTCTTCAGGTCATCCAGGTATGTCTTGCCGGCCGCGCCGTCCTGCTTCTGCTGGTACGTGGCAAACAGCAGCGCGACGTCGCCGTAGGTGAATGTCGCGGTGAGGACCTTCAGGACGGGCGCGGCGACGGTGTCGGCTTTCAGGTCCCACCAGGTGAGGTAGCTGCCCTCGGCCACGTCGACGGGGGTCTCCACCGCTGAGGGGATGGAGACGAACATGGTTCCGGGCAGGTCCCCGAAGTCCGGGAGGGGACGGAAGAGCAGTTGCGCGTTGGACATCAGGAGCTGCCTGAGCCTGACGTTGTGTTCGAGGAGCTGCGCGCCGAGGGACAGTGGCACTCCCCTGGCGGCCATCCGCTGCCCGAACAATGCCATGGGCTTGTCCGAACCCATGATGTTGATCAGGGACACGTCTGCGGCGTACTCCAGTTGCGCCAGCGCCTCGCCCCGGAGGTAGGGGCCTTCATCGCCGTCGCCGCCAACGATGGGAACTGCGGACTGCGGGACGAGGGGGTCCATCAGCCAGCCCGTGGGCGACTCCACGGTCATGGTTGGGGTCAGCGTCCGTGACGGTCCGCCCGGGCCGCTGATGACTTCCACCTCGTAGAAGACCGGCCGCCCGAGCGGGGCGTCGTAGTCGGTGACGAACCCCGCGTCGACGATGGTGATGCGGCGGGCACCGCGGACAGGGTTGCGTTCCCCGTCCGCGGTGCGCCACACGGACACCAGCGAGTCACCCACACCCAGTCCGGTGATCGTCAGGCCCACCCGTGGGCAGGGATCGTCCAGCAACGCCTCGGCTACTACAGCGACCATCAGCGCCTCCCTGTTCTCGTGTACTGCGACTGGCTGTCAGCGTCCTTGATGGCCGATACAGCTACACCGTTGAAGACTCCGAGGATTTCGCCGGAGTCCATAACGAGAGTGCCGGTCATCTGCGTTGGTCCCTGCTGCCCTGCCTGCGAGGCAGGTAGAGGCCTGTAAGTGATAGCCGGCGTGTACGACTTCGGGACGACGCTCATGGCGTCCCCCAATGCCGCCGCATGCTTCGCTACGTTCCCCTTTCCGGCCTGCAGACGGTGGGCCAGGGTACCGGCGAAGTTGTCACCGATCGCCGCGGCCTTCCGTGAAGGTGACCGGATCCCGAGGGCCTTCTTCAACGCGCCTTCCATGCCCAGGCCGATCTTCAGCATCTGCTGTTCGATCGCTTTCTCCTGGGACTGCAGGCCCTTCACCAGACCGTTCGCCGCGTTGATCCCGCCCTTGTACATCGCATCCGTCACGTAGGTACCGGCTGCTTTGGATGCGGCGTCGATCGAGCCGTAGACGCCGTTGAGGTTCTTCACGTCGGCCTTGCTGCCCTTCAGCAGCGCGTCCGCTGCGACCATGCCCTCCACCGAGCCGAGCCCGGCGATTTCCTCCAGCACGGCGCCGGAGTAGCCCATCGCCCGAAGCTTGTTCAGCTTCCCCGCGAAGGTCCGGATCCGGGCGAGGACCGCGTTCGCTGCCCCCTGGATGCCCTGCAGGGTGATCGCCTTGAATGGACTCGTGTTCTTCATCGCGTCACTGATGCTGAACTCGCCTGACAGCTGGCCGCGGATGTTATCCCGCGTCTGGCTGAGGGAGGTTACCCGGTCTTTTGCCTTCTCCAAACTCACGCTGAGCTTGTCTGCCCGGGCGTGCAGGGCACGAAGCCCAGCCTCGCCCTTCCCAGCAGCGGTGTAGAGATTGCGGACAGAGGCTGCCCCTACGTTGCCGCTGTCGGCAATCGCAGTGAGGCGGTCGGCATAAGACTCCGCGGCGGACATTGACTCCGTGACGGACCGTACGCCTTTACCACGCCGGGTGTCCTTCTGGTAGTCGAGCCAAGTGTCCCGACGGTAAGTGGCAATCTCCGCCTGGCGTTTCCGCTGTTCCGCCGTGAGCTTGGACTGCTCCCGGTAGATCCGGTTGGCCCGGGCGTTGGCCGACTCGCCAAGGTGGCCAGCGACAGCGCCGCCCGTTGCGAACTTCGGAAGCAATCCGGCTTTCGCCAATGCCCGCATGCGCTCGACCACAGCTTGGCCGCCAGCGGCCGCCACTTCCTGAGCCGTCCACACATGCTCACCGTTAGACAGCATCGCAGGGATGTCATCCGAGGTTCCGGAGCCTGGCCCGAACACCGGGCCGCCGCCCGCCCGCCTTTTCGGCGCGAGCACCGTGCCAGCACCAACAGGGGCGCCAGTGTCACCAGACAACTCACGGATGACCTTCTGGATGGTCGTCTCGTAGTAGTTGGTGTAGACGTTGGCGGTCTTGCCGTTGAGGTTGTCGACCTTGGCACCAACGTTGTCCAGCTGCTTGGAGGCGAAGTCCTGCAGGTAGGCTTTCACGTCGACCTTCGGCGGGATCCCGAGAGCCTTACGCGCCAGGGAGTCCGCCGCGTCGCCGGTAATGCCGAACTGCCCAGCGGCGGTAATCATCGCCTGGTACGTGCCGTACATGCTCGCCTGCAACTGGTCAGACGTGTAAATGTTCTGGCCGTACGCGTCCGTGGCCTTGGACATCGTCTCGACCTGCTGCAGGCCAGCAGACGCGACACCTTCAAGAGCGGCCTGGTTAGCCCGGCCCGCCGCGGTGTTGATATCCAGTGTCGTGCCGTTGGTCGCGATGGAATCAGTGACGCCATCGATGGCCGCCTGCACATTCCTGGCAGCGTCCGAGATGGACAGGTTCGACAGGCCAGCGCGGACCAGCGCCGAGGCGTACTTGTCCAGCGCAACGACGGCGCCCTGGGCACTGATGCCGATGTCCTCGAGGGACTTCTGCACCTCAGGGCTGATCGGAACGACGGTACCCGTAGACGTCTTCAGCTTTTCCACGCCTTCAGCGGCGAGCTGCGCATCGGCGTCTGCCTGCTTGAGTGCCTCCGAGTACCCGCTGAACTTAGACTTCAGCTCATCCGGTTTGATGCCCTTCAAGGCTGCCCGTTCCTCGAGCTGCTTGAAGGCCTTGGCTGCGATGTCCGAGTTGCCGGACTTCACGAAAGCCGCGAGCTGGTCATCAATGGTCTTGAAGGACTCGTCGAGTTCCTGCGCTGCGCCCTTGACGCCCATCATGTTCGCAATGGGCTTGAGCATGCTCTCGCCCCAGTCACTGAAGGACTGCTGCCAGTCCTTCCGGAACATGCGCGTCATGGCGGAATCAAGATCGGTGACACCTGAGATGAGTGCGGAGCCGTCCTTCTTCTGGAAAAGGTCGTCCAAGAGGATGGAACACTGCTGGATGTTCCCGCTCTGCTTGGACAGCTCGATCAGCGCCGAAGTCGTGCGGCCGACGGACCGTTCGATCTGGGAATCCGTGATGGCCGTATCGATGGCGCCCAGGGCCCCGGCAACGGCGAACATGCCAGCGACCAGACCGGCGCCCTTCAGAGCACCGGCCGCGCGTGGGGCAGCTTTCTCCAGCTTCTTGAACGCCTCGACGCCTTCCATGATCTTCGGAACCGTCGAGGTGAAGGCCCCGCCAGCGAGGAGCACCAAGCCGGTGGCCCCAGCGATGCCGAGGCCCGCCTGCAACACGGGTTCCGGGATGGAACCGATGCTGTCGACGAAGTCCTCGGCGCTCTGCACCAGCCCTCGCAGCGCTCCGTTAGCGCCGGAAGCGGACTTGATGAACACCGAGTCGATGGAACCAGTGAGCTTTTCGAAGTCGCCGGCCAGATTGTCCTGCTTGAGGGCAGCAGTCTCGGCCGCGAACCCGGCGTCGTTGACCTTGTCGGTCCAGGCCGCGATGCCGTCCGCGCCCTGGTCGTACAGTGCGTTGGCAACGCGGATAGCATCGGCGCCGAAGATTGTGGCCATTGCCTGCTGCCGCTGGGCGTCCGTGAGCGGGCCCATCTTCTCCTTCAGCTGGCCGGCGAGGTTAGCCATGCCAACGAATTTGCCGTTGACATCGTGTGTGGAGATTCCGAGTTCGTCGAGGGTGGCCTGGGCTTCCTTTGACGGCTTGGCGAGCATCAGCAGAGACTGCTTGAACGACGTGCCCGCGTCGGAACCGACAAGGCCGGCGGACGCGAACGCGGCCAGTGAGCCGACGGTCTCCTCGATGGAGACGCCGAACATGTCGGCTACCAGGCCGGACTGCTTGAGAGCCATGCCGATGTCTGACACGGATCCCTGGGCCTTGCCCGCGCCGGCGGCGAGGAGGTCCGCGACGTGGGGCAGGTCCTGTCCCTGGAGCTTGAACTGGGTCATGGCTGTGGCGGCCAGTTCGGCGGCATCGCCGACGCCCATCGACCCGGCTGCAGCCAGGGAGAGTGCGCCCGCGAGTCCGCCGCCAAGGATGTTGGATGTGGAGACGCCGGCCTTCGCCATTTCGTCGATAGCGTTGGCGGCTTCCGCAGCGGAGAAAGCGGTGTCAGCACCCGCACGGATGGCAGCATCGCGGAGCATGTCCATATTGCCGGCGGTTTCGTGCGTGGATGCCTGCACCTCGGACATAGCCTTGTCGAAGTCCATGAAGGACTTCACGGCGACGCCGACGCCTGCCAGCAGGCCGCCGCCCATGAGCATCCCGGCCTTACCGACGCGGTCCATGTCCTGCTCGTGGTTCTTCGCGAACTCGGCTGAGCGGCGGCCGAAGTCATTGGCTGCCTGCTGCGCGGTCCTCAGGCCCGAGACAAACCCCTGGACCTTCGCTTCGAGTGCGATGCTGATGGACCTTGTCGCCATGCGGGGCCTCCCTGGGGTATTGAGTTGTCGGGTACGATGCAGCCATGACTGACGACACCGAGAAGAAGGCCCCGGCCAAGGGCAAGTCCACCCTGCAGGCAGCGCTGCTGTTGCTGGTGATTGGCGCGGCCGCGCTGGTGGCCGGCATCGGGCCGATGGCCGGGCTCTTCCTCGTGGGCGGCTTCGCTTGCGGGATCGTTGGTCTGATCCAGCGGGATTCAGCCGCTAGGTAGCACCAGCGAGGCGCTGAACAGGAGCGCCTCTTTGTGGGGCATTTTCGGATCGATCTTCTTGCCGGCGATCAGCTCGGCCGTGGTTTTGTGGCACCTGACGGGTGCGCCGGCCTTGAACTTGCCTTCGTTCTTCGCGTCGGTGCAGACATCGATGGGCAGCCCACACAACGGGCACAGCGTCGCCTTGTACGCCTGCATGGCAAGGACCAGTGCTTGTTCCCGGTCGTCCCACTCAGCTTCCAGCTTGGATGACACCAGCCGGTCGCCGTCGTAGATGTAGACCGTTTCCGGCTCCCAGCCGTGGAACCTCTTGAGCGAGATCCCGAGGCTGTGAGCTGCGGTTACTTCTGCTCGGAATCCTGCGTCGCCTTGAAGGCGCTCAGTGAAAAAGGGACGTCGTTCCGCCCCGCGTTCACCTTGTAGACGGCCAGAACGAAGTCCTCGTACTGGGAGTTGGTCATCTCGTCGGCCAGTCCCTCCCATTCGGTGGAGGGGTCAAAGTCCAGTGGCTCGCCCTGGTTGTTCGCGACGCCGGCGATGGAGCGTGGGATCGCCGTGATCATCAGCGACTCGATGTTGTAGCCGTAGTTCGCGTCAAGCTGGTTCTTGTCCCGCGGAGGGTTCGCAGCGGTCAGTTCGGCCCACTCCCCGCGCTTCAGGCCCCGGATCAGGAACGTCACGGTGGATTCCCGCATCTGCTTCTCAAGCTCCAGGACCTTGTCGGCGAGCTTTCGAACGCTATTTCCGAGCCGGCGGTCTGCCAGGTTGCGCTGGTTCTCGCGGATGTAATCGGCCTCGGCTGCTTCGTGGGCGGCTTTCAGGTCGCCGTCCAGGCAGAACTCGACGCGGGTTTCGGGGCGCTTCACGGTCAAAGTCATGGGTTACTCCTGTGGGTTTTTGCGGGATTGTGGGATGGGAACCTGCCCGTCCGCGCTCCCACAAGACACGGACGGGCAGGGGTATTGGGTTAGGAACCGGCGACGACTGCGACGGACACCTGGTGCTTGCCGGTGATGAACAGCTTCTGGCTGATCTTCAGCACCTCGTTGGCGGCGCCGGGCAGCTCGTTGTACTGGCCGGGCTTGATCGGGGACACGGACACCTTGTCGGCGGTAGCGATGGCGGCCTCGAAGTCCTTGCCGCGGCGGACCACGACGTACTGGGCGACGCCGGGCACGAGGGTGTCCTTGGCCTTGTTGTCCGTGGTCGCATTCGGCGAGTTGGTGTTGTCGATGTAGGTGACATCGAGGCCGCGCTGGGACCGGCCGGGCTGCTCGTATGTCTGCTTCGAGCACTTCCGCTCGTCGGTGATGACCTGCTCGGACAGCGACGGCGACCAGCCGTCACCAGTCAGGTAGCAGCTGATGTCCACGACGCCGGGAGCGGTGAGCTCCGTCAGGGTCGGCGCAGCGGTGTTGGCGATGGCGGGGACCAGGAGGACCTTTTCGTTGCCGTCCGCCGGAGTCGATGGAATTTCAGTCATCGGACTTTACCTCTTTCACATTCTTGGTAGGGGTGTAATGCTTCGGCTCTCGGGGCCGATCTACCGGCGGAAACCGGTCAGACTTGATGGGGGTGAAGATGTCCTCGGCGATGCGCCAGTCGTCCTCGGAAACATCGAATTCGTGCTTCGTGGTCTTGTCTTTGACGCGGATGAACACAGCAGCCTCCTGGGCATGAAAAAGCGCCCGGTTAGGCGCTTGGTTTACTGAAGTTGGGAGCCGATCAGGATCCACTCGAGGGGTTGATACAGGGGGTTCCCGTAGTCCGGAATGTTCACGTCCTTATCGGCCTGGATGACCTGGCCGTTGGGGACTGATTCGATCCGGCCAAGGTTCCAGCCGGCCACCGCAGGTTTCTTTCCCTCGAGGCAATCGCTGAGCTTCTGCGCGGTGACCCGCACCGAAGAGACAGACAATCCGACGGCGGTAGCCCGCACCCGGAGCGCTCTCCCCTGCACTGCCCGGGACTTCGCGCGCTCCGTGACGTCCGGGAAGTTGGTGGACACGAACACGTATGGGAAGTCGAGATCAGCCTCGTCCGGAACTTCGCCGTCTTGGTAGACGGTCATCCCGGTGATGAGCCCTTCGACGGCTGCCGCGAGGGCGTCGCTGCTCATATCTGGCCTGCCCATTTGTCTGCGAGCTTCTCGATGGCGGACTGCAGCCGCGGCTCTTCGGAGCGCAACGGCTTCTCAATGTCCCCGGATCCACCGCCGCGGCTGGTGCCGAAGTAGTAGATGTTGGCGAGGGCGCCGCCGCGCCGGCCCTTGTCGGGGCCGACGACGTACCTGGGTGTTCCGATGCTGTAGTGCGATTCGTAGGTGATGGACCCAGCCACGGGCTTGAAGTGGACGGACGCAGCCGCGTCAGCAACCATCTCCGTCTTGATGTTCTGCGCGCCCTTTTTGAGGACGGCGTCCACTTCTTTTACGGCGCTGCCGGCGATCTTGCCGAGATCGTTGGCCAGGGCGCGGAACTCGGCGGATCCATCGCTCATGACGTCAACTCCTTCACTGGCAGCCGGGCCGCGGTGTCGTAGCTGTCCGGCGTGTACCCGTCGACCCGGTATTTCTTCCCTGCCGTGAAAGCGTTGAGCTTCGATGCCGTCATCCTGATGACGTCGCCGTCTTTCACGTCCGCAGCGTTCATGGGGATCTTCACCGTGCGGGAGACTGCGATGAAGCTATGCCCCCCAGCTTCCGGCTCGGCAGTGGACGAGTTCTTCGACACCACCTGGCACTTACCCGTGTACACCGTGGTTTCGGCGACGGTGACCTTGCCCGTGCTTGGGTCCGTGACACGCTGCCCGGTTGGCCTGGTGATGACACACGCGTCGACCATCTGCCGTTCGGCGGCGCGGCGGCCCATGAGCGTTGCTGATGCCGCGCTCATCGGAGCCTCGCCGTCCCGACGCGACGCCGATACCGGTCCAGGGTGTGCATCTCGGCAGGGACCAGTGCAACGGCCCCGGAGACGATGCCGCCGCCGAGCTGGTACTGGTAGTCGTCGATGGACTCGGACCGGAGGCCGTGCGTGTCCGTGCCCTCGATGACGCGTGCAACCATCTGGCAGACGACGGCGACGACGTCACCGGGGATCTCCTCGTAGCCGTGCGAGTAGGTGACGGTAACCCCGCCGACACGACGAGACCGCCGCGTGGGCCCGTTGGCCAGCCATGCAGGCGGGTTGAGTTCGACGACACCCATCCCAGTCCACCACCACGAGGAGGCCCCGATCACGCCGCTGCCGTCTGCCCTGGCAATCAGGGTGGGCTTGTCCGCGGGCCGCTGCGGGAGCACCACGCATCCGTTGTCCACCCTCAACGTGACGACGTCGTCCTCGACACGGGAGAAGTACTGCCTGGTGTAGCCACGGACGATAGCCGAGGCGTCCTCAAGCAGCGCGGTTGCCCTGTCGGCATCCACGGTATGCCCCAGGCGTGCTTCGAGCTGTTCGACCGTGGCCAGCACCTGGTCAGCCACTAGTCGCCCTTGGTCGTCTCAGGCGTCGGCTTGCCAGCCGTGACGCCGGCGATGGTGTAGTTCTCGTTCGGGGTTTCATCGACCTTATGGCCGAGGAATCCCTGCTCGGTGATCTTGTCCGTGGCGGACTGCACCTTCTCGGCGGCGGCCTCGGATGCCTTCACAGGATCATTCTTTGCGGTCATGACTGTTCCTTTCCTGCAGGTCATGGCGGGGCACCCCTGGATGCCCCGCCACAGGGTTGTTACCCGCGGCCCCGCTGGGAGACCGGAGTGAATGCGTTGGTCAGCCGGTCCGGCGTGACCGTGCCCGCGTTCGTTGCGGCCACCGAATAGGCGCCCGCTTCGGTGTCCGTCTCCGGCGACCAGCCGACGAGGCCCTGGGACTGCCCGTTCAGGCTGCCCAGGGTCGCCGCCGACGTCGCCGAGGTGGTGGCAGCGGCGGAGATCGTCGCGGAAGTCCCCGACGCCACCGCCGTGATCGTCGTGCCGGCGGGGATGCCGGCCCGGGTGATCGTCCTGCCGACGTCGGAGGCCACGAACGTCCCGGCAGCGCCGGTGATCGTGGTGTTGCTCGCGGTCGTCACCGTGACGGTGCGCCCCTCGGTAGTACGTCCCGTTGCCATACCGGATCTCCTAGAAGATCAGGGAAGCTGCCGGGTACCGGTTGGCCTCGGTCGGCTGGTCGTTGTTGAGGGTGTTGGCGACCTGCCAGCCGACGCGGAACGTGAGCCGCAGCGCGGTCATGTCCTGCTGGGCGAGGTTGTAGATGATCGCCCCGGTGTTGTCCTGAATGACCGCCTGGTCGAGGACCTTCAGGGTGATGTCCTGGCGGACGCCGACGACGAACTGGGACCAGTCGCCCACGAGGGCGCGGACGTTGGTTCCTGCGCCGCCTGCGGACGGCCACAGGCCGCGCATCGGGTAGGACACCGGCAGGCCGTCAATGCTCTTGAGGTCGGCGCCGACGCGGGTCGGGTCGATCTTCTGGCCGTTGGCGTCGCGGGCGCCGCGGAGCTTGCCCTTCAGGCCGATGCCGGCGATGATGCCGTTGGCTTCGAAGCCGTCCTCTTCGACCTTGCCGTAGGCCTTGTCGAGGTCGCCCAGGTACCCGCCCTGCGCCGCGGTGGAACCTTCGGTGACGGCGTTGCCGGCGGCCGCGATAGCCGGGACGATTGCCTGCGGGAAGGTGCCGGGCGCGTTGGTGCCGAAGACCACGGCGGAGTCGAGGGTCCGGCCGAAGGCCTCGATGAGGTACGGCATCGCCTCGTCCCAGACGTTCACGTCAACGTCAGCGAGGACGTTGTCGGGCACGGGGACGATTGTGGCGATTTCCTCGATGTTGAGGTACTTGTTCGTCCAGTTGATCTCGGTGGTCTGCTTCAGCCCGGTGTCACCGTTCACCCAGTAGGCGACGGGAAGCGCGGACAGGACCGGGAAGCGGACCTGGTTGCGGCCGACGGGGATCCGGCGGAACTGCTGCAGGACCGCCGACTGCTCGGTGGCCTTGCCCAGCATCTCCTTGGAGACTTCCTCCGGGATGAGCGCCTGGGCGTCAGTGCGGGAAGTCAGGTTGTTGTACGGAATGGGAATCACATCCTTTTTGCGGTAGATCCCCATTCCTGGGGACTACGGGGTTGGTTATCCGAGGCCGGCGGCCTTACGGATGAGGGAGTTCATGTCCTTGCCGCCCGGGGCGGTGGACCGGGCGCCGCCGTCGAAGTTGGGCGGCGGGGGTGTGAGACGTTCTGACAGCCGCTTGGCGCGGGCATCGATCTCTTCCGGGGTGCCCTCGCCGAGCAGGTCGAGGTCTTCTGCGGTCAGGTTCTTGTACTTGATCGCAGCTTCCGCCCGGGCCAGCTTGGCCGCCGTTTCACGAGCGGTATTTTCGGCCGTCTGACGCAGCGTCTGTTCGCGCTGCAGCTCGGTCTGCTGTGAGGCAGTGAGCTCGTCGAACTGGCTGGCCTTGTTCTTCAGGTCCGCGTAATCCGCGTACTTTGAACGTTCCCTGCCGAGGCGTTCGGAGATGATCCGGTTGAACTCTTCCTGGGTAGCGGGTGGGGTCCAGGTGTTGCCACCGTCGCCTCCGCCTCCATTCGAGCCGCCGTTATCTCCGCCGTTCGGTGTCCCATCAGACATGGGGTGTTCCTTTCTCTCCGTAAGCGCGTCCGCATATGAACCGGTCGTAACGCCGACCGTCGGCGACCCCCGCCAAACCGGCGGGGAAACTCAGTACCCGAGGATGTACTTCCTGAAGTCCCGCTCCACACGGGCAGCAATCTCAGGAGTCAACGGGCGTTTGGGGTTGAACGGGTTCACGCCCTTGCGGACCTGATCCCACCTGGCACGGGCATCGAACACGCGCAGCTCGGCGGCTGTCATGGTCGCGCGGGCCCCGGTCCGGACTCCTGTCCGGCGGGCCTCCAGGACAGCTTCCCTGGCGCCGACGCGGGTCCCTCCCCTGCCGAGCTGGCCGAACCCTTCCCGCTGTCCTCGGAGGGAGCCGAGCGGGTTCTGGCCGCCGGGCAGGATGTACCCGTTCGCCTCGAGCAAGCGAAGCGCTTCCTCGCGGCTCCCGGCTTGCTGGTAGATGCCCTCCGGGGTGAGCCGGCCCTTGCGCCCGAAGTTGCCGCGGCGTGTGGTGCCCTCCGTCGTGACCAGGCCGCCGGGCTTCATCCCTCGTCGCGAGTTCACGATTTGGAAGATGTCGCCGCCGTCGCGGATCGCTTGGGCGCCGGCCTTCGTGTACCGGCTGTTTTGCTCGGCCTCGGACAGGCTGTTGAAGTATTCGTAGGGGTCGTGGATGAGACCTTCGGACTTCGCCGAGTCGGCACCCTTGGCGGGGACGTGGACGCAGTCGCACAGCGGGTGCCGGTCGAAGCCGGCGTTCCACCGGTAGAACCGTCCGGCGAGGACGCTGCAGCGGGAGCATGACGGCGGGTTGAGCATGCGCACGTACCCGACGCCGGTCCTGCTGGCGATGTTCACGCCCGCAGCGGCCCTGCCAGCGTCGGCGACGGTGGCCCGGATGATGGTGTCCAGTGCCCCGCGGCCGGCGGCGAGCGCCGAGGTGACGCTGGCGCCGTCAGCCAGCTGCTGCTTTGCCGTGGTGAGCGGCGAGTAGAGCAGCGTGTTCAAGGGCCGGCCGTCGGCTGCTTGCCCGGCGAATGCCGCCGGGTTGAGGAACGCTTCCGGGGCGACATACTCGCCCTGGGCGGCCAGCGCGTCGGTGACGTAGCCGGCGCCGGCCACCGCCGCGCGTTCCTGCTGCGTGGTGACGATCCCGGCGAGGACGGCGAGGCCCTGCACCCAGGAACCGGACAGGTCGCCCGGGGTGATGTTCGCCCAGGCGCGGCGCCCGGCGACGACGGCGACGGTCTGTAACCGCTGCATGAGCCGGTAGTGGGCCGTCGCCGCCTCGGGGTACATCAGACCACCTGACTTTGATCCTGCTTGTTGAGGGCAACGAGGGTCTGGTCGACCCTGCGCTCAGCGTTCCACTTCTTCCAGCGGTCCCGTTCCTGCGGTGTCGCTCCCCAGCGCTCCCAAAGGGCTTCCTCGGGAACGTTCAGGGTCGCCATCTTCACCAGGGCGTCGACCAGCTCGCCCTCGGTACGGAACTGCGGGTCACGCCAGATGCACTCGATCGGCTGCGGAGCGAGGCCCGCGGCCTTCCGAACGATGGACATGGCATCCTTGATGCCCTCACCGACTGGCCGGTTACGCTGCCGTACCTTGGAAATCAGGCCGGATTCGGACGCTTTCAGGGTCTCGCCGTTGACGTTCGACATCTCGCCGAGCAGGTACTGCGCCGGTGTGCGCGACCGCGAGGCGATGTCCTTCACGTCCTCGCGTTTCGCGGCAGAGTACGGGTCCAACGGGGCTGCATCGAACTGCCCGAACCCGGCATCGACGGAGTCGGTCTTGATGATCCGGTCCCGGCCGATGTTGATCTCGGGGTTCGCGTTGCCGTCCTCGTCCTCTTCAGGCCAGCCCTTCGCCCATTTCTGCGGGAATGCCCCGTAATCCTGGGTCATGAGCCGGTCAGCGATGGTCTTATTGATGCGGTCCTGGATGTCGGTCAGGTCGTACAGCTCCGAAACGCCGCCGGTGAGAAGGCGGGGATTGTTCGGCAGCTCAACCAGGGAAACGCCCAACGGGTTTGGCGCAGGCCACGATTCGCCAAGCACCTCGCGCGGCCGCCAGCGCATCTGCTCCGGCGGGAGTTCCTTCTTGGACTCAGACTCGAACTTCACGATCCAGTCCGGCAAGTACAGGGTGGCCATGACCCGGCCGGTCCAGTCGTCCTGCCAAACTTTCAGGCCTGCGGCACGTTTATTCCGGCCCGTTCCGGGTACGTATTCGACGATGCACTGGGACGGGTGCTCGACCCACATGGATGGCGTCTCGGGATCGTCCGGGTTCGGGGCCACCAGCAGGTACGACTGGCCCGCAATCGCTGACTCCAGGATGCCCTGGTCGAGGTCCGAGTCCAGGTTATTCGCCTGGAAGATCCTCCACAGTTCCTTGTCGGCTCCCTGCTCTTCGCCGACCCGGAAACCTTCGAGCATTTGCCGCTCAACCTGGGCGTCGCAGACGAGGCCCATGTAGTTGGAGCGTGTCATCTTCAGGATGCGCCGGAAATCGTCCTGCGCCTGTGGTGCCAGCCACGGCAGCGGGTGCTCGCCGCGGTAGTAGGCGTCGAAGAACGCGGATTCCTTCTGCTGCTCGACGAGCTTCTTGTGCAGGCGGTGTACCCACCATTCGGGGGATTCGATCTGCAGAACAGGCATGCCGTCCCCTTACGCTGATGAGGCCCGGCCCTTGGCCCGGCGGAACTTGGATTCTTCTTTGGTGGCACGGACGACGCCGTCGAGGGCGGTCACGGCCGCTTGGAAACCGTCAATGCGTGCACTGGACTTCTTCCTGTCTGGCTTGACCGGGCGGATGTTGTCGAGGCCGTCGTTCTTGACTTCGACGACGGACGCCATCCACCGCATTGCAGGGTTGCCGTCGTGCGCCATGCCCTTGGACTTCCACAGCCGCTCCATTTCCTTGGCCGCCGGAGACAGCCCCAGGAACGTCTGCGCCACAGGTGCGATTTGCACGCCGCGCAGTTCCTCGTCGAGTTCCTGCACCAGCTGGCCGGCGAACATGCGGTCGTAGGAGACGCGCTGCATGTCGAAGTGGTGGCAGTCGCCGATTACAGCGGACTTGATCGCCGCGTAGTCGATGACGTCACCCTCGGTGGTTGAGACGTGGCCCTGGTCGATCCAGTCCTGCAGCGGGACCTGCAGCTGCTTTTGCAGTTCCTCGACCCGCTCCAGGGGAACCCAGAGCCGGGTGTAGAGGTTCAGGTGGAAACCGGGCCGGTTCGACTCGGCCCACACCGACCATGCGGTGAAGTCAGACACCGCGGAGAGGTCCAAGCCGCCCCAGGCCTTGCGGCCGCGCAGCTCGGCCCGCGGCGCAGCTCCCTTGACGTCATCCCACTTGTCCAGGTCAACCCAGCGGGCCTGGTTCCTCGAACGGAGGTTCAGGGACAGCTGCTTGAACGTGGGCAGGTAAGTCGGCGAGGACTGCGCCTTCAGGGATTCGCGGCGCATGTATGCCAGCGTCGGTGACTTCCCGAGGCCCGGGTTAGCTTTCCGCCAGGTCGACTCCGCGAACGGGTCGTCCGTGTCCTCGGCCGCCCAGATCACGCCGTAGTGGCCGGGGTCTTTGACGATCCCGTTGGCCACGTTCCGGGTGTACATGTGCTTCTCGTCGTAGATCGTGCCCTCTTCCGCCTCATCGGCGGTAGTGATGAACACAATCAGCGGCTGGTCGCGGGCGCCCGTACCGGTCTCGATCGCTTCGACCAGGGCACGGCGCAGGCGCAGCGTGTGGATCTCGTCAATCGTCGCGCCGGACACGTTCAAGCCGTGCGCGGTTTCAGCAACCCGGGACAGAACGCGCAGGATGCCGCCGGTCTTGGGGACACGGACGACTTCCTTCAGCGGTTCCACGCGCGACGCTGCGGACTTGGACGTCTGCAGCATCCGCTTCGCGTCCTCGAACACGCGGCCGGCCTGCGTGGTGGAACCGGCGGCGTTGTACACCTCGGCGCCCATCTCCCCATCAGCGAGGAGCAGCACACCGGAGATCCCGGACGCGAACGTAGACTTGCCGTTCTTACGCGGAATCTCGATCCAGACGGTACGGATGACCCGCACAATCGCGTCGATTTCGGCGTCGTGGTACACCCAGCCGAACACCGGGGCGAGGACCCACACCACCTGCCACGAGTCCAAGCCTTCGCCCAGGCGCATCGGCACGCCGGCCCATCGGCCCTTGGTGTGCTTGAACGCTCCCAACGCCTTCAGCGCTTTCCGGGCCCGGGCGACGTCGAACCATGCCCCCGGGTGCTCGGCCGCCTGGCAGGCCCGGACCAGCGGCGTCCGGTCGAGCGCCTCCATGATCTGGTCATGCGTGACGCCGAGCTCGATCAACGCCTCGTAAGGTGCCGGCAGCGCAGCGAAAGTGTCCCTAATCGAACGGGTCGTCTTCATCGTCGTCCTTCCGGGACGGGACACCCGTCCGGGCAGAAGGAGACAAGCCAAGCTCGCGGATGTAGGTCTTGAATTGGGTGCGGTAAGCCGCGGCCACAGTCGTCAAAGGGTTACGGCAGGGGCCGCGCTGCCCCTCGACGATGAGCCCTTCCTTGCTGATCTGCCGCTCACACCACTCAAGGCGGGCAATACAGATGCAGAGGTCCACGACGGTGAAGTAATCGGTGTTGCCCAGCCCGACGGAATGCTTGAGGACCGGAACGACGCGGGCCCATTCCTCTGCGGCCCGCTTCCGGCAGAACTTCGAGGCGTCCGCTGCGGTTTTCTTCCGCTCCCACCGGTCAAGGTCCCATTCGTAGGTAGCCAGGAGCTTCTGGAACTCTTCGAAGCCGCCGGCGTCCGTCGCGGCAGGCTTCAGCGGCTTCCGCCCGACCTGCCCGACGGGGAACTCGTCCGCCCACTTCGGTTCGTCGAAGTCGGCCGGCGGAACAACAACCTGCTCAGGGATCGGGCGCTTCCCGGGGTTGCCTTCGCGGACAACCTGGAGGGCGGGCCTCGCTGCCGGACCTGGCATCGGAACCTCCCTGATCAAAAAGCTCTATCCTGCGGCGGTGGGTAAAACCC